ATTTATAGTATGTTGACATTATGGCTTAGGATAATTCTGTAAAAACAAACTAAACGGATCTAGCAATGACTTACCAAACTTCTTGCCTTGAGTAGCATAGTAATCTTGGAATGCATAAGGAGTCATCAATCCCTGAATAGGTTTGCCCTGAGCATCTACTCCAGTAGCCGTATATCCAACCCCTGACAATTGAGCAAAATCTGGGTTAAGTTTTCCAAATTCTACAAGTTTATTCTGAAGTTGTTCCTGACTAAGGCCTTGCTTTGTAGCCAAACTTTTAAGTTTTTCGAACTGTCTCATGCCCTGAGACTTATCAAATAATGGAGCTGCTTCATAAAGTTGTTGAGCACCACTCTGTAGTGATTGCATACCTTGAGTTGTTGCATCAGCAGCTGCTCTCTGAGCATCACGAGCAGCAAGTTGTGCACCTTCAGCAGCCTGTAAGTCAAGTCCTGCTAACGCTCCTGCAATTCTAGAATCCTCAGCAGCAACTAGTTTGTCTAGACCCATTAGATCTTCGGCCATGCTAGCTCTCACTTGTTCTTGGCCCTCCAATCCAGCCGCATAAATTTGACCAGCCGCAGCTCCAACACCACGCCCTTCTCCCTGCTGAGCAGCCCTAATCAAATCAGATGCTGTGCTTTTGGCTTGTCTACTAGCCATCTCATAAGCACCAGTTTGTAGACCAAGCTGCTCATAGTAGTTGACATTCATTTTCTTTTTTGCTTCAGCAAGAGATCTTGCGGCTGCTTCGTTAGCCTTCTGATTCTCTCTCATCATTTTTCTTGCATTGCCAAAAGATGCACCTGCTGTACCTAAAGAGGTTGCCAGTCCGACTCCTGCTGCGATTGTAGTAAATGGGGCCATATTATAATACTTTTATCATTTCACCTGTGTATGAATCTCCTTTTATATACCCAAAGTTTTCGTAGGTACTTACAAGGTTTCTGTTCTTTATCAAAGCATAGACATACTTATGGTCAGTGCTTTTGCAAATACTAGTAAGCGTGTAGATTAATAAATCTATGCACTCCTTTCTTGTTGGCTTCTTTCTGTAGGTTTTGCTAGATATTATCCAGTCCACCCATGCGACCTTTGAATTTGTGGTGTACATGTATCCAGCACATACTGGTTCGTCACCATCAAAAACAATTAATCCACCTTCTCCATCTGCCGGCAAGAAATCTTTTTGAGGGGCTACCCACCCCCAGTCATTCCACCATTTCAATAGGATATTATCGTAATCACTTGCTGTAATTGGTCTAATTGATATTGCCATATATGCAAATTTAAGGATAACTTTTCATTACTTCAGACTCCACTGCAAATAGCTCTACCTTAGTAGTACTATTGTTCTCTAATGTAAATATACAATAGTGTCCAAGAACTCCATGCGACTCCGCTACCGATCCCTTAATATACATAAAGAATGGGGTAGTTATAGGTGGGATACCACCTCCAGCTATTGACGCATTAACTACAATTCTGTTATTGCCTGCTGGATAATCAACTACAATGCTAGTAATCTGACCACACAATATTGGCGTACTGTAACTAGGTGGCAAGCTGTAGTACAAGTAGTCTCCAACACTTACAATGCTTCCAATCTCAGTTAGGTTTGGACTAATAGGAAACGATACGTTCAATGCTGATGCAGATCCTGTTACGTTCTGACTTAAGCCAATACCATTGACTGATCTAAGAGCATACTCAGATGGATTAGCCGGGATGGTCCCTGCATTTCTAACGAAAGCAAAGTAAGATCCTTCCTTCTTCTCATACCAAGCAGCCTCAATGAATCCAGAAGTTTGTATATCAGTCTCCATTAACGTAGCCCATCCACTGTTTCCCTCTAAGTTAAGAGTCTTAAATATTTTGTTCTCAAGGGCTGACATGTTAAAGACACTTGTAATTTTTGAGTTGTACTGAACTCCGTAGAAATTATTTCTGGTCTCATTCACGTTGTGACGATACAAGTTTCCACCCTTAAAGGTATAGAAGTAGTTGTTCATCCCAATCATGTAGTCTGGATTGAAGGAGTAGAACGATGGCCACCCCTGTGATGATTCGCTATATGATAATGTGTAGTTTGCCATAGTTTAACAAGATCCTCCAAAAGTTGAAATTACACCACTTCCAGAAATTAATAATGTCTGTCCTGAAGCAGGAGCAGATACAGTCTTATAGTGTGTATTGTTACCATTCAATGGTGTAGTAAGACCTACGTTTGTGTATAGAACCTTACCTGCAAGAAACACATCATATAGTGATGGTTCTGTCCCAGTAATGTACACTGTTAAAGGTGTACCAGTACCTGCACAAGCAGCAGATGAGCTACCCCATCCATACGTGTTAGGTGTAGTTGATGAGTCAAAGTATACAGTGAATGTATTAGATGTGCAATTACCAAATGCAACTATAACACCATTGGCATCCACTTGAAACCAATTGTTTGCTCCAGCAGCCGTAGTCTTATAGTATCCTGCGGCTAATTTAAACTCACCATTGGCATCACTAAACACTAAATCATACAAGCCAAGAACTCCAGATGCTCCATTGACATAAGCAACATAATACGTTTGGTCAATAGCATCAGCACATGCTGTAGCACTTCCTGCATTTACTGTACTAGAAGCAAATGATGGTAAAGCAGCTGGACATGACACATTAATTGAGAACACAGTGCCAGAACATGGACCAATAAAACTAAGGTTCATCACCGATGGGGAAGCAGCAGTCTTTGGTATAACCATAACAGTATTACCCGGAGAAGCAGCAGTTAACTTCATCTGTCCAGACAATACTGATACGCTAGTGGTTGTACCCAAAGGAGTAAATGTAGTCCCATTGTACTCAAATTCATTAATAGTATATGGAGAGTTAGCAACTATACCGCAGTCAGATCCACTGGCACCTATATAAGTAGGTAGTCCAGCTGTTCCTTGTAACCATCCATAAGATGGAGAAGATACCCCGTTGTATATAGTACTGTTATATACCGCTAGTATCCCATCTGGTACACTCAATGGATTAAACCTAATTACCACAGCCCCTAAAGAACTGCCTAGGTCTGTGTTCAAATAATATATACCCTGATTTCCACTAGCACTAATCGTTCCTCCACAAGGTATAGCACAAGAAGGACAAATGACAGGTGGTAACAATACTCCACTTACTTGCTGTCTTGATATTGATCCATCAGAATAATACCCATTAGCAGCAACTGTTGTCAGTGCTGCATTTGAGTATACCACCGTAGCGGTACTAAGTGATGGTGCGTCTAAATAAAATGTTCCTGATGTTGCCATATTAATCGCATCCGCAGCATGCATCCTGAGTAGTTGTCGCAGAATAGCAAAGCTCTAGTGGTAATGAATTTCTGTAATCCCAAATTAAATAAAGATACTGTCCAGTGTTTGGAACAATGAATGATCCTGAATAAACTCCAGCGGAACCTGTTATTGGAGCCACTAATGTGGAGGCTGCAAGTAAGTTTGCAATTCCTACTGAAGTGTTTGGATACAACGTGTTGCTGCGAAGATACCTAAACTTATCCTGCCCTAATACAAAATCAAATGTATCTGGAACGATCTTATTAGATGTCATCCTTAAGCTAGCCCCATCTGTTGGTATACTTCCAAATCCTTGAGCACCAGTTACTAACTGATATTGAGATACCACAGGGCTTGAATCATCCGTAGCAAAAGTAACAAATGTAGATTGCAATGGAGATACATAAGCACCAGCAGTATATCTGTATTGATTATGAATATTTTTTCCTGCATCAACTACACTAGTCAATGTCACACTAACAATAGTTAAAGTCTCTTGAGCAGGACAGCTAGGAGTAACGGTAATTTCAAGAGGATTATTAGCCACTATAGTTACAGTAGCTACATTCACATTGTTTTTATTTTTCTCAAACTGTATACTTCCAGATGTAGACACAAGTCCAGAGGTTACAGTAGTACCATCATAAGTTACAGATACAGTAAAATTAGCTGTAGATCCAACAGGTACAGTATATGGTATAGTAACTATGCCAACAGGCTGACCTAAGTCAACGCAATATGTTTGTGTATTACCAGTTGGTATAGTAAACGTCTGCCCTACACCACAAGACAAGCACTCTAAAGGTCTAGGCAACTCCTCAGAGTTAGTGGTAAGAACGTATTCATTTAGATACGGATCGTAAGCACCAAGCTTCTGAGTATTGAAAGACTGAATGAACTCATCTCTAAACCAAGATCTCATCCCCATGTCTGAGATTACAATAAGCTGGTCTCCCTTTAGATTAAGCACCGCTCCACGCTTCACGTCAGTAAAGAATCTATCAGGTCCCCACTGCACATAACTCTCTGGATGGAAACTAATTCCAAACTCTTCAGTCCTTGCTATCTGTGTGCCAAGTATTTGTGGAACAGAAGCAATAGCACCACCTCCAGTAGAGTCTGATATCAAGTTCTTGCTAGACAGTACATAAGATATCTTGTCCTCCTGTAGCACAAGTATGTCAGTCTCACGGCCATCTAGAATATAGATTGGACCGAATGCCACCTCAAGATATTTGTAGTTAGATAAGCCAAGGTTAAACTCATTAAGTTTATTCACATTTGACTCAAAGTTGTACACACCGCTGTAAGTGATATCTGCAAATCTTCTCGTTCTCTTGTAGTCTTGAGCAGCAATTGCAGTAACTCTGTTGCCTAATGCTAGTGGCTTACCAACAATAGAGTCCAATATCTTGTAACTCTCTGCTCCGTTACCATAACAGAAGCAGTTAAAGAATTTGGTGTCAATAATTGCTGGCAGTGAAGACGTTTGATTCTGCACATTTCCTGTATGGAATCCATTGACAATAGGGAATGATAGCTCATTCTCAAAGAATATGTCAGGCAAAGCAGGAGATGGCTGAGTCTCAAATATAACTGTAGTATCAGCTTTGAATATCTCAAACGTAGCAGTTATGCTAGAACGTCTCTTCTCCTTGGCAAGTGTACCAGTACAACGAACGGTACCAGACATCAATAGAACAAGCTTGTTTGAGTTGGCATTACCACTAATAGTTGGATACCTATAGAACCTATAAAAGTTTGTGCAAACCTCAGGATCTAAGTCTTGATTATTCGCTGCCGGAGTAGGAATATATACGTTATTAATTGAGCACTCACCAGCACCAAGATCACTAACTCCTTCATTTAAAACTACTTGTACGTTATCTCCATTAAACCAATCATTCATGCTGTCATAATCAGCAGATGCAATGAGAGTCTTTTCTAGTGTGTATATTCTTGTTCCGCATTTACGGTTTCCTTTACCTGTACCTTTACGCTGGAACTTGATGTTCATCTTTATCCTACTTCCAGCAGGTATGTCAATGTCCTCCCATATTTCGTCAGTCTCATTGTACACACTCATTGGATACTCTAGGATAGGATAATCCCCACCATTGTTTTCCTCAACATCTACAGTACCAGGAGTTACAATTGAGTCCTCATTCTTAACTACAGAGAAGTTGTTTGGATTAATCTTTATGTATAGTCCAGAAGGAACTAGTATGTTAGTCGTTGGATCTGCTGTGCTGGGAATCTCAAGAAATCCCTCAGGCTTTGCTTCCTTCTCAAGGATAGTAGTATAGACACATCTATTAGTGGCCCCATTGGTATCCGCCTTAACAATAAGTCTATCTCCTTGCTGTACCTTTCTAGCGTTCTCGCCTTCAAGTAAGAAGTAAACATTGTTAGTCAATGGATCATTAAAGAAAATATTACTGAAGATGGTATCGTATCCTTCTTCGTCAGGCTTGATAACAAACTTGTATCTAGTTGCCCAGTAAGGAGGCCTCTGTTCATCTGGTATAGTAACCTGAATAGAGTTCTTAGTATCTGATGCTGAGCATGGTATATGAACTGTATTGTTTGAGCTAACTAAAGCAGTTGTTGATCTGTTAAAGTCATCCATGTATACAATACCAATCTCATACCCTCTGTTGCTATGCAAACTTCTAGGAGAGTTAATCTTCTGATAGAATGCCTCAATGAAACTATAAGAGTAATACTCGTACACACTTACTGTAGGCGTAGTCGTGTTGTCGACATACCTCATGGCAAGCAACTGCAATCCAATATAAGGGCTAGCAGGCGTGGTTATAATACCAATCCCTTGACCAGCAGACCCAATACCACTCTGATATTTAGTCAATGGTGTAAGTGGTGTAGGTCTCGTTAAGTTAGTTGGAAGGGCACAGTTGAATTGATCGGTGAATGTGGTCCCATCGCAAGAGTCAACTACAGGAGATAGTGGAGGTACACCTATAGCCTCCTGAAACTCCGCACTACTTGCCAACTCATAGACCGAGTTGTAAGACTTAGGCAATACAAATGAAAAAGTTAGAGACACATCTTCAGTGGTCTCATTAGGGAATGGAGTATCACCTGCAAACTGTTGATGACCAAGAGACATCTCGACCGTAATAGAGGCCCCTGTAACGAGTTCAAATCCTCCAAGGTCTAAGTATACCACAGAGTCTGTGATCGTTTGAGGAGAGCCAAAATTATAGGTCCCTGTACTAAGGAAGTCAATCACCTCTGTGGTGTCTACATCTTCAGATATTAATGTAGTGGAATACTCCAGTTGTACTGGCTGACCAAAGTTGTCAACCATATCAAAACCCTCCACATAGTTACCATACATAAGCCTGTTGCCCATAATAGTTTGGGCCTTGGCTAGCAACGGTACGTTGTCGTAAAGTCTAAACAACTCACGCTCATCAAGCGTAGTAAATATCTTACTGTTTGTAAATGTAAATGTGTAGTTGGTATTGTCAACTAAACCAAGATCAGCCTTGTCTAGTTTCTCAATTACGTTGATGGTGTTGTTGTCCATCTCTTTGAACAACAAGTCAATACCTTTTACTAATGGGCCTCCAGTGTTGTAGGTTATAATAGCAGTATTGAATTGGTTTTGCATACCCTCATTGAGGTAGCTGTTCAAACTAAAGTCAAAAGGCCTTGGCTGGAATGCAGGGTCTGACCACTGAGAAGTAGCAGAGTACTCGTCATCCTCATACCAGTAACGATATGCGAAGCAAATGTATCTGCCCTCTAGGTAGTTCTCTTCATTCCCAGTATTTATAAGCTGAATACTTGGTGACTCTACCGGTGGCTTCTTAATAACAAGAATAGACTCAGCACTAAACTGGTCTATGTTAGCAACTGGGTCTGGATAATTTTTAAATCTATTGATAACCCGAGGTGGGTTGTAATCATCAGTAAAAAATAAAAGATCATCTATAATGTTTACCCCAGTAATGAGATACTCTGGATTAAAGTTCAACGTAGTTTTTGTGCCACTGCCATCGTTGATACTAATAACGTGGTACGTTAATATATTATTGTACACGTTGAAAGAAACAATCATGTCCAACTTACCAGTAGCACCAACTCCAAAGTTAGAGTCATGGATAAACCAGTAAATCGTCTCGTTTGTGTTGTCAGTAATGGTGCCTATGCATTTTGCTGAAGCACTAAGAGCTGTACCATTAATGTACTTTATTGTGGTAAGCTTGGTGTTACCTTTTGTGTTTTCAATTACTCCAATCTCAGATCTCTCTGTAGATCCCATGCGAACATTAAGAGCATCTACATACTCTCCATCAGGAATAAGTCGTTCATCAACGACTTTATTCATTCTACCAGCTATGAAATTCCTTGTAAAATTCGCCATATTATTTCAACCACTTGTCCAAGCCACGTAGGTTCATTAACAATCTGCCCGGATGGATATTGCTTAATCTAATTTTAGAGTTTCTCATAAGAGAGGTCTTCTCTTTTCTTGCACGAGCAACAATGTATTCTTGTACACCAAGTTTAGTGCTTAGAATTTCGTACATAATGTACGCATAAATAAACTTTTCAAACAATTTATTTACACTTATTAGTGAGTCATCCCCATTCTCCATACCATCTGATATGTACTCTAGGATTACTGACTGACCATACATGTCTGAGTTAAAGTTAATTACACCACTCTTGGCATCTACATTAAACGTAGGGTTGAAGTTAGCAGTCTCAGTATTAAGACCATATCTCTGGCCCAATCCATACTCAAAGCACCACTGACCATTACCCAAATCCCATCCTTCTTCACCATCATATCTGCTGTCTGGGTTCAAGTAAATACTCTTCTTGGTTCCTGCTAGTCTCTGCAAATCAATCTCTGAATACTCAGGAGACAATGCATTGCCCTGCTGATCAAAAAGAATCTTACCAGTTTGGTCCTGCAAGTAAGCCTTAGCAGAAAGCACCTGAATGTTCTCAGTCAATGGTCTTAAGTATCCATCCTTATATAGATTTACTCTAACCCAATTGACATAGTCTGATGGTAGGATGTACTTAAGTGTATCGTCAACAGTCAACTCAAGAACTTTTATTTGCTTAAACGCATCATAGTTTAGTTCTTGTATTGCTCTCTTAGCATGAAACAGAATTTTATATCGCTCTTCGTTATTTATCAAAGAGTGGTTGCCAGCATACATCAACATAAAGTTGTTGACAATGTCCTGTAAACTAACATACTGATATGACCCCCAGTTTGCATCTTTAGGAGTCACCCCATTATTTTCGTAATATTTTTCTTGAGTGATGTATGCCATGATTATACAGATTGTTTTTGTTCTTCAAGGCCACCAAACTGAGCTACCTCAATCTCACGAATAGACATTCCAGCGTACTGAAGAATCTTTGAAACTAATTTTATCTCATCCTCAATAGGCACCTCAAAGTCTTGATATCCTAATCCCGGAGACTGATTAAACACAGGCTCACCATTAGTCAAGGTAGTAAATGTCCACTTAGGATCCTTAGGATATCTAAAGTAACTAGCATCTACCTCATTAGCAAGATTAATCGTTGATGGGTATACAGTTAGTACATTACCTTCCTGAGTATACGCTGGGAAGTTTTCAGTTGGAGCAGTCAAGTTAGAGTTTACCAACATAGTAATCTTTCCATGAGTAACCTTCTCTGCCTCAGCCTTAAATACTCTAGGAGATACTGATGCATCATAGCACAAAATCTTGTTGAGCATAAAGTAATCAAACCCAGTCGTAGTTACTGATGGCAAGTAGAATCTATTTGTTGCTGGAGCAAACTGAGTAAGCGTTGATGTAACTGCAAATGTTTCTATTGCCTCCTCTAATGCCTTCTTTTGGTCAGCATAGTCTGTGCCAGATTGACGAGCATTCTCCTTGTTAATCAAGTCATTATACCCAGAAAAGTACTCTTCAAAGATTTCTAGCTGTGCCTGCTTGGCAAACAGGTTAAAGTCAGAAGGGGAGATGTACCCGTAATTATTCTTGTTCAGAATTGCCAATACGGTATTTCTAACTGAGTTGATCATACTAGTCTTTTTACAAATATAAACAAAAAAAAAGAGGGTGTTATTACACCCCCATTTTTGATCATCTATCTATGAAAAATTAACATTACAAATCTAAATTATTTTCTAGCATTTTCAAAACAGTAATCCCCTCATCTGTCTTTAAATATTCAGCGACACAGAAGTATGGGTCTTCACCGAAAGGAACAGTCAACATCTTTCTTTTATTAGACCCAGTGTTAAACCAAACTTCTTTGTTACCATTTCTGAAAGTCAACAACTTGTTCTCGAAGAACACATGCACATTTGACTGCAACTTAAGCATTGGATCATTAAGCAAGTTTAAGAACCCTCTTGGATCTCTCTTAGCATAAATCAACACATCACGCTTCAATTCAGCAGTAGTAAATCTATTTGGATCTTTGTTGAACAATACTCTTGATACCACCTCAAGCTGGTCAATACTAAGCTGTCTTGCTTCAATCAATGCATCAACCTCAGATGTAAGTCTTTCCACCTCAGTAGCAGCATCCTTCTCGTTATCAACCTCAATAAAGGCTCTGCCATTAAGTGGGTGGTAGTGTAGGAACTGCTGTAGAACTGGGTTATTTTTTGGTACAGTTAAAAATCCATTCTCGAAGATTACTGGCTCAACGATGGCATTGCCATCTTGCTCATCTTCAAATGGAGACCTCTGGTTGATAGCATATCTCAGTGGTCTGTTTACATTGTTCTCTTCATCAAAGTATAGAAGAGGATATCTTCTTGTGTTTCTTGATGGTAACGTATAAGATAATGGAGCAGCTTCTCCTTTTAACTTATAGATTTTGTCAGTACTAGTTACGTTTTTTTTCATTTGATTTAATTTAAAGTTTGAAAATAGAGGGAGTCACAGCGACCCCCTCAATTAATTTATACTACTATCTATAAGCAGCACAAGTTTTTCCTCCTCCTCTTCTTCGGCCTCCGCCTCCTCCAAAAGGATTTTTAAAACTGTATCTTTTTAATTCATAAGCAGCATCTCCAATAGCAGATCCTACTTTTTTTACTGCTTTACCTACAGCACTAGGCCCTTTCTTCTTTGCAGGAGCAGCAGCAGCAGCTTTACCGCCTGGTCCTAAAGGCTTAGGACCAATGATA